CTCTTAGATAGGTATCAAACAATAATATTTTAACCTCTTTATTTTTTAATTTTTCTAATTTATCATCTATTTTTTCTGGATCTGTTGTATCATATAATAATTTAACCTCTTTTTTAAAATTGGATATTTTGGATACCTTTTTCTGCATAGTCCATATCTTTTCTAGCACAAGGGCAAATACTTGTTGGACCGGTTTCATTATTTGGTTAGTAATATAAAACGTGTAATCAATCTTTAAATTATTATCAATAATAAACTGAGGAGTTTCAATTCTTTCTCCTTGTAATGCCTTTTTATTTGTGTTGTTGACATAAACGAAAGGAATTCTATCTCCCGAAGTAGGTTTATTACCTGGGTCTCTTGTTGCGATTCTATCCGCCAATACTTTATGTGCGATACTTTTGGGGTTTTTATAACCACTTCTTAACGATTTTGTAATAATGAGTTTATCCATTGAATATTTCTCATTAACCAAATTATTCAAACACGATTTTAAGAAATCGATTGCTTCTTGGATGTTTTGTTTTTTCATTAAAATATCAATAATTCCACCATATATATCTTTAACAATCGGCGCGTTATCTCTTCTTTTTAACACAATTCCCATTTCCTTCCTTTTACATTTATTCGGGTCGGTTTCATAAAGCATACCTACATACCTTTTTTTAGATAATAAACAGAAAGGCATGAATGTTTTCTCATATTCCAAATCGTGAGGACCTTTGAGAAACTTCGATGCTAAATGTCCTGCTTCTTGTGCTAATTCGATTGTAATTTCAAGCGCCTTTTTACCACGAATTGGAATATTATCATGGGTTTGTAAATTAAATGTAAAGAATACAGAATCCGTGTTATGAACTATTAATTTCCCAACTCCTGCTGCGAAATGGTGATTTTCAGTTGTTAAATCGTAAACATAACCCTGATAAGGAATGTCTATAATTTTCTTAATGGCGTCAGAGGGTTGTTGTTTGGGTTCTGATAATATTGTAATTCTATAAATATCTGGTTTATCTTTTCTTGTATTCAACGATGTTGAATATCCAATACTTGAAGCCAACCAACAAATATGTGACGCACTAATTTGATTTTTTTGATAAATTACTATATTTCCATCGCGGTCTTTATCACATACAGAATACATCCCATCAATCATTCCATCAAAGAATGCTTTACGAACATTTATATTACTATTAATAATTAGGGTTGGTATTAGGTTATTATTATTATCGTAATCTTGTGATAATATATCGCAAAAGTCATCTCCAATTGAATATCCAAATACCTGCGCGTCATCCTCATTAATACTTTCATAAATATCATCATTTATTGGTAAATTTCCGTGTAGTAATTCGGTTCCAACGAACACATCTTTTGGGGAAATTTCTTCGCCAGATTTTAAAATAAGTGAATGGTCGTCTGTAACATCAACTAATCCAGTATGTGTTAATATACGCATCATTTTTTTATGACTTGCCAAGGCGTGTCTAATTACACGGTATAATTTAGTCCAACCGTTTTCAGTCCAGGTTTCAACATCGGATAATTCACAATATTCTTTTTCTTGTTTACCTTCTTCTAAACACACAACCCATTTTGAATTACCGTATTTATTTGATAATTCTTCGATTGTTATTATTTCTATTATACCATTTACTTTTACATAAACAGGAGTATAGTTCGCAACACTGTCGCCGTATATGTATTCAGCTTTGGTTTTAATAAGTCCATATTTTTCATTATTAAATATTGCGTCTCCATATACCTCCTCAATTATTTTTTTGGCATAATTAAGTAACAGACGACCTGTTGAGGTAGTTGATGCCGCAACATCCTTTTCATAAAAAGAACTCGTTTTTGCTCCACATTGTCCGTAAAGAGAATTTGCGGTAAGTTTATAACCGATTTGACGTTTATCCAATACATTTTTCATAAATTCGTCTTTTTCTTGTGGAATTAATTTCCGGGTTTTTTTTCGCGCGGTTAATAATTCTTCCAAGATAGAAGGCATAATTGCCTTTCCTTCTGGAAATTGGGCAAATCTACATATTTTGGTTCCCGATTTAATTTTTTTAGCTGCCGATGTAGGCGTATCTCTTACATAAAGATATGTATCATATGTAATATTTACGTAACTATAATTAATAAGGTTATCGTAAATAAAGACCCCGCTTTTATTTTTTTCTCCGGTTTCACAAACAAGATTTCCTGCTAAATCATACTCTTTGGTCCAAACCTTGCTATCATGCGATAAATTCTCACTAATCATTGATGATGGATAAAGAGAGGCGTAATCAACACAAGCAACAGGATTATCCAAATATAAATCACACTTGGGTTCTAAAACAATTGCGCCTTCATAACCATCATCTAATTGTCCCTTTTCCATCACAGGCATTAGGGTTAATTTTTCACGACACTTTTTAGCAATATAACTTGTTAATTTAATACCCTGACCTCTCATAACCAAGAAATTAATTGGAACGCTACAAATCTTTGCCATTTCAATAAACCCGGTTAATATGTCTACTTTATTCATTAAATAATGAACTAGGTTACAATCCTGAATACAATATTTCGCAATTACTCCTCTATCATCCGCAGTTCCATTAGTTAATCTAAATATATCTTTGGGTGTAACGTCATCTTTTGCTAAACACCACCTGACTTTTTTGGTGAAATCTGGTTTTACAATACCCTCAATTTGAAACGTATTGGTTGATTTGTCAACAGAAGTTACTTTATATTTTGAACCATTCTCATAATAATCAACAGAATAACCAATTTCTTCAAAATGTATATAACTTTCCTCTAATAATCCAGTCATATTAAACGTTTTAATTTTGGTAGTGGTATCAACATATTCCAACTCTTTTACATAATCACCAATAAAATGTCCTGAAACATAATCAAGTTTATATGAGGTTAAATTCTCTTCACGACGAAAGAAGTTATATAAATCAACCTGTAATCTCCCATTCATTTTTATGAATTTTAATTCGTGTTGTCCACTCGCGATTTGAATACTGCTTTCTTCAATCTTATACTTGTTTGTATCGGTATCTTTTGTAGCACAAACCTCGTTAATATTTCTAGATAATTGTAGGAATTCTTCAGAGCAATTATTCTCTTCAGAACGTCTAAACATAAATTCATAATCAAACCCAAATATATTATATCCAATAATAATATCTGGATTTTCTCGTTGAATTAAGTCTTTCCACGCAAGCAATACTTCCTTTTCTGTATTGTATGATTCAATCACACTATTAGGTATTTGAGAACAAGAACCTAATACGATACAATGATTTAAATGTGGGTCTGGGTTTCCATAATTTAAAAACGTTGAACCTATAAACGTAACTTTATCTCCCTCTAATTTTGGGAAATTGGAAATTAACGAAAAGTTTATTTCATTTATTTTAATATCTCTGTCGAATTTGGTGTCGCACAACATATCAACAATTGTTGTTGTTGGTCCATTCGACATTTTTATATATTTACTATTATGTTCATCTTCGTCGTTATCATCCATATTTTTCCCCATTATCTCAAACATCTTTTCAATGGTTGACATATTACGAAATTCGGATGTATTTTTATAGTTTTTTATTGGTGTTGATAACCATCGTTCAATCGCAATCATTAATTCGGGTTTAGTTATCATTTTTATGGGATATACCAGGTCAATATTTTCCATTTGTTCATAATTAAATGCGGTTAATATAATTTGTCTGAGGATATTTTTACATAATTCAGGAGTTATATGCATATTTAAATTTTCAAAATATTCAATAATATTGGTAACTAGTTTTTTATACGTTTTTATAGGAATAGGAAAATCTCCGTGACTACTACTTGCCTCAATATCAAAACTACATATTTTATAAGGAACTCTATCTTCCTTATCATTTAAAGGAATAATATCTTTATAATTAATAATTATTTCGAAATTACAGGTTGTTGTTTTGAAACACTCTTTGGTTATTAGTATTGATTTGTTATTTGGCAAGGCAACCCATCCAGATGGACTTATATCTCGAATATGAAAGAATCTTAATAATGGAGGAATGTTTGCTTCATACAATAGTGTATTTGTATCCATAAACGGATACCCGTGCTTTAACAAACTTCTACCAGAATCAGTATACTCACCATACCATAAATTTTTTGCTTTATTAAATGCGTTCATATTTGTGAATTCTAGTTTTATAAACTTATGTTGTTTTCCTCCATCAAAACCGTATAGTTTTTTTCGTTTTACGATAATACATTCAGTAATCGAATTTTCATAAAATTTACCCATTTTACGTTTTACTTCTGCCAAAAACAACAATTTAGTTGAGGTATTCCAGGTATCATTTACCATTACATAGAAAAACGGTTTGTAATTATTTACAATAATAGAACACGTTTCACCTTTAGTATTTAATCCAAAAATTTGAATTAAGAAAATATTGTCGTCTGTGTAAGACGTTCTAGATTCATCATTTTCGCTTGCGGTATCTTCATTACACTTTCCGTTATAAACGTTAAAATCAACGAGTTTAAACACTTTATCCATTTTTTATAGTTGAAGTAAGATACAATTTTATATTTAATTCAATTTTATTTGTTATATTTGTCGACATTATTTTGAAAGTATCATTATACCACAAATAATTAACATTATTCCACCAAGTCTTTTACGAGTAATACCAACATTTTCTTTAGTTGATAATGTTATTTTAGAACCTAAAAATCCACCTAATACCATTGAAAGTGTTAACACATTTCCAACGTAAAAATTTATATTTCCTAATTGGGAATTATTATATATACCAACTAATACTGGGAGTAATAAAGCATACACTATTGTTCCCGCTATTTTAGATGTTTCAATTAAATCAAAATAATAAATTAAAGTAAATATTACAAATGAATTTCCAACACCGGTTAATCTGGAAATAATACCTGAAAGTAATCCACATAATATAAAAACTATATTACTAATCATATTATATGTAAATATTATTATCTGTTGTTGACATCTATTTTTTATTACTTAGAGTTCTCCGGTTATTTCGTTTTGACTTGGGTCGTCTTTTTCTTAGGGTTCGTCTTTTACTTCGTCTTGATTTGGTTCGTTTACGTCGTTTTCCTCCTCCCGACATTTTTTGTTTAGATTCAATCCATTTTTTAAATGCGTCTGAAGTTCTTTGACCGTCATACTCCTCAACTAATTTCCCGTTTTTTGAAACATAATGAATTGTAGGGAACCCGTTAATAGAGATGTTTTGTTCTGTTAAATACTTTGGTTTTAAATCTGAATTTTGTAAAACGTCTTGGTTAATATCTGCTATAATAATATCGGATTCTTTAATGTCCTGACCTAAGATATCCTCAATCTTTTTCCATTCGGGACGTGTCATTTCGCATGGACCACATCCAACCATATAATAAAGAACAAACGCGGAGTTATTATTTTTACTAATATCATTATTAAAGTCGTTAACGTTTTGCGTTGTAGGGTCAATGTGTAAAATTTTCATTTATAAAGTAACATTAGAAATAAAAATATAACTTAATTTTATCCTTATTAAATATATATGTCATTACTTATTTATTGTGTTATAACTATATTTATATTAGGACTCGTTTTTTATCTAAAAAGTGGAAATTCTAAATTTATGGAAGGACTAACTAATAACGACGATACACGGTGTCCGAATATGCTGATACAACACGATAAACATTTTTATTTATATAATTCTAAATTAGCAAAGATTCCAGGTGTAAATCCTGTAAAATTTAATAATTTAGAAGATTATGTTGAGTTTTTGAGTTGGCAAAGAAGTCAAGGCATAAGATGTCCAGTATTATATTTACAAAAAACATATGACGCACAAGGTAATGAGGTTTATAAAGTTAGACCTAGTGTTACTGAACCACAAGGCGGATTACCTCCGGTCATTTCTCCGAACGTTATTCCAAAAAATCCAAATCCAACTCTACTTGTCGACGCAACCCAAAGCGACCATCCATATAATAAGAACTCTTATCCAGCATTTGACGCATCCTCATATTATGTTGGAACCAGCACGCCTTTAGATACAATTCACCAACAAACCGAAAATATGCTTTATAGTCCAGACCCGATGGATGACAATTGGGGTGGTGCGGAGTATACTCAATCGTTAGTTGATCAGGGTGTTTATGCGGGTAACGAGGTGAAACTATATACACCTTAATTATTTTTGACTATCCACAAATTGCATAACTTGATTTAAAGCCTTTTTCGATTCGGATAAAGTATTTAAGGTTTTAAAACTTTCCAATACTTTTTCGATTTTACCATTACTATCAATATTTAAGGTTGTTTGTAACATTAGATTATTAATTAAATCGTCTAAATTTAATATGACTGTTTCATAACTTTTACGATATTTACTAATTAAAAAAGTATCTTGTTGTTTAATAGTATTTGATTTTATTGTGGATGCGTATGAATCCGCATTTCCAGCAACTCCGCCTTCTCCAGACGATATTGGTGTCAATGTTTCTAATCCTTCTACGGTTGTCGTAAATTTTAACAGAATATAAATTATAAATAGTATGAATAACATCCCTAAAAAAATTTGAAAATGTGTTCCTTTCATTTTATATTATATTGTATTAAAATATTATTCATTTTTTTAACAAAAACTTTACTATATTTTCGGTAGAAGTTTTATTTAATTTGCGTATTTGGTTTTTGGAATTGGTATAAGTCAAGTTTTGTAAACACGTCGAGTCTTCATTTAATTTATTTAATAAATTTTGTAGTGTCTCAAACTTATTCATAATAACTATAGCGATTGCTGAACTAACACCAGGAATTTGCGACAACATAATTTCATCAATATTATTGATTGTAATATTATCTTTTTTAGTTTTTTTTATAACATTAATATAATTTTTAGGGGAGGTCTCATCAACCTCTTTTATTTCAGAAACGTTGGAATAATAGGGTGTTTTAGTTCCCTTAATATCTTCTTTAGTCATTTTATGTGTGCTATTACAAATAAAAAGCGCGGTTTCTTCAATAGATAATGTTCTTAAAACTGAAAACCCCTTGTAATAATTTAAAGACAAAATTGCGGAATAAACCATTAACTTGTCGACATTATTATCTTGAAACTTATTGATTTTGTTTATATCTCCTTCTATTAAATATATGATGTTATGTTTATGATGCGTTAATCCATCTAATCTGTATGATTGTTCTTCGTATCTACCATCTTTTATACTACTGATTAAATCACTTATACTTTTTCTCTCGATGATTAATAAATCCTCCTCATTATTTGAAATAATAATATCACCTAAATCCAAATTTTCGGTTTTTACTTGAATTTCTTTAAAACTGGGATTTGAAGGAATTAATAAATTAATCTTTGTTAATAATTCGTGTTCTCTATAATCGACTTTAATAAACATTCCAGGTAATAAT